GAATCGTCGATCTCTGGATGCGCCGTCAGACTATCAACGAGTTGCTTCAAACCATCGAACATCTTTACGACACCCGAGATGGCGGTGCGGCCAGCGATCACATTGAAAGGCTTGAGACGGAAATCGCCACGCTCACCGGAGATGTCACTACTGGCGATACTACGGTTGCTTTCAGTACCGCAGTCGATCGCACCATGGATCAGTTGCAGGAGATATGGAAAGCAGACGGAAAACTTGTCGGCGTTACTACCGGCTTGGCCGACCTTAATGCCAAGCTGGGCGGACTGCATACCACGGACCTCATAATACTCGCCGGCAGACCTTCCATGGGAAAGAGCGCGCTTGCTCAGACCACTGGCGAGGCCGCAGCAAGAGAAGGAATCGTAACCGCCTTTTACAGCCTGGAAATGTCCGCTGAGCAGATTGTAGGCCGAGCGATATCCGCTTCCAGTGGAATTGAAGGATATCGGATCCGTGAAGGGCGCCTGACCGAACAGGAAAAAATGCAGGTAAGCCAAACGTCCCTCGATATCAAATCTCTGCCGCTGTTTATCGAAGATGCGCCGGGGTTAACCGTTCCCCAATTGCGCACAAAGGCACGAAGGCTGAAGCGCCGCCATGGACTCGGACTGATCATTGTCGACTATCTGCAACTCATGCGCGGGACATCAAGCAGCCGGGAAAACAACCGCGTCCTGGAAATATCAGAAATAAGCCGAGGCCTCAAAGCCATCGCCAAGGAGCTAAAGGTTCCTGTTCTGGCACTATCCCAACTGTCCCGCCAGGTCGAACAACGCGAAGACAGGCGCCCGCAGCTTTCCGACCTGCGCGAATCTGGTTCCATCGAGCAGGACGCTGATGTGGTGATGTTCGTTTTTCGTGACGAATATTACTTAGAGCGGTCCGAGCCAGACCCTTCCCAGACAAAAAAATGGGAGGACTGGAGCACCCGCCGCGAGTCCTGCAGGAACGTCGCCGAGATCATCATCGGCAAGCAACGCCACGGGCCCACCGGAACCGTAAAACTCTACTTCGATGGCAACCTCACCAAGTTCGGTGATTTGGAGAAAAATCATGGCCAGAATTAGGACCATTAAACCGGAATTCTGGAGCGATGAAAAGGTAGTGGAATGTTCCGTGAATGCCCGTTTGCTGTTCATTGGGCTTTGGAATTTTTCCGACGACACCGGAAGACAGGATGACGCGCCAAAACAGATCAAGATGAAAATCTTTCCCGGTGACGATACGACAGCTTCAGAAATTGACGGAATGCTACGGGAACTTTCCGTGAATGGTTTGGTAACTCGTTATGTTGTTGATGGAAAACGATTTATCCAAATTAATGGATGGCGACATCAAGTAATAAATAAGCCTCAGAAATCAAAAATTCCGCCGTGTCCTAATTTTTCAGCTGAGCATTCCGGTAATGATACGGGAGAACTACCGGTAGGAATGGAATGGAATGGAAGGGAAAGGAAGGGAATGGAGTCATCCCCCAAACCCCCTTCAGCGGTTCCGGTAGCGGCGACGAAGATCGACGACGAAGATCGATCGAAAGCTGATTCGGAATGGGATGGCATTGAGGATGAAATTTGGTCGATGGCAGGGCTTCGCTCAGACGGTCACCGCGTGGCGGGCAAAGTCGATGATTATCGATTGGTCAAATCCTGGCGAAATTCTGGTGCAACGCCGGACCAAATTCGCCAAGCTTGCAAAGCCGTCATCGAGCGAGCTGGTGAGATCCGAAGCCTTTGGAAACTCCTAGCTGCTGCGGTTCCAGAAGAGCTTCAAAAGCTCCGGACCGAATACAAACCACCAGCCGACGGCATTGACCCTCGCTGGCCGCTGAGGGTCAAAGCTTGGCTCAAAAGCCCAGGATCTTGGTGTGAAAACCTGTGGGGACATCCTCCAGACCACCCGAAAACCGAAGTTCCGGGGAAGATCCTTGCAGAGTTCAAAATCACCGTGAAAAAGGGAACTGAACCCTGCCTATCCACCCCCTTTCCAGTCGCCAGACCAGACGTGTTGACCAACGTTGACCGAGGCCCAGCATGAGCCATATCCGAAGCTGCCTTGCCAGAATTGTCGTCGAAAACCCGACAACCCGTGCTGAGTTGATGGAATTGGCCAGGGACGCATGGAGAACCCACGGACCCGTCGTCATCTGGCTCGACACCGTCAATGACGCAATCGTCCGTCAGGCTCTGATCAACGAAGCAAACCGTCAGTACGGTTGTCGCCCAAAGCGGAGATGTTGAGCATGGTTGAAGCTGACCATCCAATCCATGCTCCCTGCCAGCCTGACCGTTTGGCAATTGTGAAGCGTGAAATCTATCCAACTCGGGGGAAATGAGGATGGCACGAAGAAAACATTCTGGACGGAAAGCTGGTTCCCGCCACCCTGGCGGAAAACTTGTTCAATCAAAAGAAAGGATTCTGCCGATGACCGCCATTGCCAGACGCGCCGAGGCTTGTGGGCTTGATCCGGTGGCTGTCGTAGCTGCTGGATCCGAAGCGGTTGCGGCGCTGTGTAGGGACACTCCAGGAACGGCGCTCGGCCGGTTGATGTGGCGCCACCTCTCGTTTGGTGATCGGATTCGGCGAATGATTCCTGGGGAAAATGGAGAGCCTGAGCCGATGATTACGGACGCCATGGCCTCCGCTGCCGAGAGCTATCGTGCGTTGTGGGTTGAATGGTACAGAGCAACAGGTTTGCCGCGCCGCCACCCGCAAGGCCAGCAGTTCGAGCGACATGAGAAGGCCTTCGAGGTCAACGATGTCTCAGCCGATCGAATGGCAAGGTTGCGGGCAAAACTGGATCTGGCGGAGTCAGCGGTCGACGCGCTGTCAATGCGAGGGCTGGCGTGGGCGACAATCGACAGCGTGGTTATCGACAACGTTCTACCTGGAGGCATGGAATTTGGCGATCGGTCGGCGGCGATTCATGCTCTTCGGCGGGGATTGGAAGCCTTGACGGTCCTGGTTGTCGGGAGAAGAAATGCTTCATGAAAAAACATTCTTGCGAGATCTGAAAACCTGTGGCACATTTCCGTCTGATGGTTGTCAAAATTGCCGCTGGAGAGATCCTAGCGGCTTTTTCTTTGACCAAAAGGCATTCCTCATGACCGATCAATTTCAAGCCGTCCGCATCGAAGCGGCGCGGATGACCGCGCAGGTTCTCGCCGGCAGCGGGGCTGAACCGGAACGTGCAGCCAAATTGTTCTGGTTCTTCGTCGCCGTGATGATGCCGATGCAGTCTCATGTGCCGAACGAGAAGTCGGCGAATGTTGCGTCGGTTGGCGAACGCGGTCCGGAGGTGATAAACTTCCAGAGACCCGGAAACGACCAAGGTGAAGCTTTATGATCGAGATGGTTGTTGGCGGCGGGGCATATCGGCCGGCGTGAAGAGGGTTCAAAGCGTTTATGGCCGATTGGGTCGCGATCAGGATTGAGGTCGAGGAGAACGGGCGGTCAATCCGGTCCGTGGCTCGGGACCACAAGATAAGCGACACAGCGATCCGCAAGGAGCAGAAAGCGGGTTGGCCTCATGCGAACCGCGACACGCGAACCGCGAACCAGTGCAAACCGCGAACTATTCCCGAAACCTACGACTTAACCAAAGGTCTTTCGGCGCAGGAACGCTTGTTCGTCGCTGAATGGCTGGTTGATCACAATGCCGCAAAGGCAGCGGTCCGGGCGGGCTACAGTGCCAGGTCAGCAAAGCAGCTTGGCTCACGCCTCATGTCGCGAAAAGACGTGAGCGACGCCATTGACGCCGCGCTTGAGGCCCAGCTGAAGCGGATCGATGTCACTGCTGACGAGATTGCGCGGCGCTGGTGGGAACTTGCAAACGTCGATGTCAATGAGATCGTCCAATACCGCCGTATCGCCTGCAAGCAGTGTTGGCGCGAAAAGAAAGCGCCGGAAGATGATACCGCCAACCCGGAATGCCCAGTGTGTAAGGGTGATGGCATCGGTCACATTCACATCAATGACAGTAGAACCCTTCGCGGCGCTGCCCGCCGTCTCTATCGCGGCGTCCAAGTCGGAAAAGACGGTATCAAGGTTTTGATGGCCGACCAGGATGCGGCACTGGTGAACATCGCCAAACACCTCGGCATGTTCGTCGAAAGGAAGGAGTTGACGGGAAAAGACGGAGGGCCGATCCAATACCAAGATCACCAAGCCCCCCTGAAGGACATGACGGATGATGAGTTGTTCGCCGAACTCAAGCGACTTGGCTATGAGATTGGCGGCGGCGAAGATGGAGAGCATCCGACGAATCAGGAATGAATTGATCTGCCGCCGGGCTAGGCGCGACATTCTTGGTTACGCCAGTGCGATCGACATTCCCGGCAAACCGGCCGTCGAGGATCCAGAAACAGAGGTATTCGCGCCGGTCGAGACAACGATGGCGGCGCACCATAGGCTGATCCTCACCACCATGGAGGAGGTCAGCCAGGCGCCGCACGGCCGCGCCATGTTTTTCATGCCGCCTGGCAGCGCCAAGAGCACCTATGGCTCGGTCGTCTTTCCAAGTGCCTATCTTGGCCGTCAGAGCGGGCGCCGGCTGATCCTGGCCAGCTACGGGAGTGATCTTGCACGCAAGATGGGGCGGCGGACCCGCTCAATCATCAAGCAGGATCGCTACCGGGATATTTTCGAGGCTGAGCTTGATGCTGGGTCATCTGCGGCCCATGAGTTCGCGCTGACCAATGGTAGCGAATACATGGCCGGCGGCATCCTGGCGGGGATGACCGGCAATCGCGCCCACGGACTGATCATCGATGACCCGGTGAAAGGACGCGAGGCAGCGGAATCCGAGCCGATCCGGAAAAAGAGTTTCGAGGCCTACGAAGACGACCTCAAGACCCGGCTGGTGCCTGGCGGCTGGATTGTCCTTATTCAAACCCGCTGGCATGAAGACGATGTTGCAGGGCGCATTCTGCCGGAAGGCTGGAAGGGTGAAAGCGGCCTGATCCGGTGCCGGGATGGCATGGATTGGCGCGTCATCTGCCTACAAGCTCGTTGCGATGTCGATGAAGATCCGCTCGGACGAAGCCGTGGCGACTATCTGTGGCCCGAGTGGTTCGACCGGCAGCATTGGGCGCAATTTGAGAACAGCCCGCGCACCTGGGCGAGCCTATATCAACAAATCCCGTCACCCCCGGGTGGCACGATCTTCAAGCCCGACGCGATACCGGTGGTCGACGCAATTCCGGCCGGCACGCGGTTTGTCCGCGGATGGGATCTTGGGGCGTCCGAAAATGAGGGTGATCCGACTGCCGGCGGAAAGCTTGGCCTGACTCCGAACGGGCAATACATTATTGCCGACATGGTTTTGCTGCAGGGATCGCCCGACCAAGTCGAGGCGGCGGTCAAAAACACAGCGGCTCGGGATGGTAAGGAAGTTCAAATCAGCATGCCGCAGGATCCAGGCCAAGCTGGCAAGGCTCAGGTGAACTCCTACGCGAAACTGTTGGCCGGCTACGGGCTGCATTTCAGCCCAGAATCTGGCGACAAGATAACCCGAGCCGAACCGTTGGCGGCCCAAGGCAATGTCGGTAATGTTCTGATGCTCCGGGCCCCCTGGAACGATGGTCTGATTTCGGAAATGCGGATGTTTCCGAACGGGAGGCATGATGATCAGGTCGATTGTCTGTCCCGAGCATTTGCACGGCTTATCGAATACACACCCACTGCCACAAAATCAGCCCCACTCCGGATCTGAGGCCTTATGACCGCCACCGTTGCCGATCAATCCGCCGTAGTTGCTGCAATGGCAAAACCGTGGCCGATGATCGACGCCCTGGTCGGGGGGACAGGCGCAATGAGAGATGCCGGAAAGGCATTTCTCCCGCAGTTCCCATCTGAGCCAGACGACGCTTATAAAGCTAGGCTTTCCCAAGCTACTTTGTTTCCCGCGTTTTCCCGTACCGCCGATGTGATGGCAGGCAAGCCGCTTTCCAAAGAGATCCACGTTGACGGCATTCCTCCGGAAATTGAAGGATTGCTCGAAAACGTGGACGGCGAAGGGGCAACGCTGCATGCCTTTGCCTCGACGCTGATGCAGGCCTGTCTGCAATATGGCATCGGTGGGGTATTGGTTGATAATCCACCGGCCGAGGGTATTCGCACCAAGGCAGAGGAAGAAGAATATGGAGTGCGCCCATATTTTGCCACTTATGCGGCCAAGGCAATTCTCGGATGGCGCCAGACAGGACATGTTATAAACCAACTTCGTTTGCTGGAAATGGTCACCGAGCCGGATGGAGCTTTCGGCGATACGACGATCCAGCAAGTTCGTGTTCTGACACCAGGTGCTTGGCAGATTTGGCGTAGCGTCAAAGGTGCCGATGGTCGCGAAGTTTGGATGATTCACGAAGAGGGCGCGACAACCCTCAAAAAGATTCCATTCGTCTTTTTTTACGGTATTCGAAAAGGTCTAGGCATCGGTAAGCCCCCGTTGCTTGATTTGGCCTATCTGAATGTCGAGCACTGGCAGTCATCATCCGATCAGCAGACCATTCTCCATACCGCCCGGGTGCCTATTTTATTCGGTGCCGGCTTTCCAGACGATGCGGAGATCACCATCGGCGCATCGACCTTTACGCGGTCGACTTCGCCAGACGCTACGCTGACCTACACTGAGCATTCTGGCGCTGCCATCGCGGCTGGCCGGCAATCGCTTCTGGACCTGGAAGACCGCATGCGCCAAACAGGCGCCGAGTTGTTGGTCCAGCAGCCTATGCAGACCACGGCGACGCAGACAGTGTCCGAAGGAGAGGGAAGCCGATCGATCCTTCAGCGCATTGTCGAAAATTTTGAGGAAAGCCTGGAAGAGTGCATCGAATTGTTGGGGGCGTGGCGCGGTCTCAACTTTGATGCCGAAGTGACCATGTTCAAAGATTTTGGGGCGACCACTCTTTCAGATCAATCGAGCAACACGCTCATCTCTGCAGGCGACAAGGGTTATGTTTCACCAGAAACAGTATTCACTGGATTGCAGCGGAGCGACATCGTACCGCCCGGCGTGAAATGGGAAGACGAGCAGGAGAAGATCGCAGCCAGCAAAAAGGCTAAGGCTGCCATGGCGCCAAAGACGCCGCCTGTACAGTCTCCGTCGGAGCAGGGGACGCCGGAAGATAACATCCAGGATGGACTCAACACCACCGATTAACCAGACCCGGCCGAGCGCCGGGTTTTTTTGCTCTAACGCGGATGCGGAGGAGCGTGCGGCCCGGATGGGCCATTAGGGGCGGATGCCCGGGAGCAAACCTTGAAACTTAAATTGGAT